AGAACTTCCAAAAAGGAACAGTTTTAACACAGAGTGAAGTTGCTGTTGATACTATGGCTCGTTGGGATTGGCGGTACTTTACCGTTGATGTTAATAGGAGTCTTGTTGATGATAGTAAGAACTCTGGAGAATTTAAGCGTAGAGACTATGTTGCTCGTAGGCTTGAGAGGGCTAAAGAAAGTCTTGAACAGGATATTGAGACTGACTTGTTCCGTTATGGCAAATATAGTGCTGCTCCTTATAACATGAATGGACTTCTTGATATAGTTGTTGGCACTACTGTTAATAGCACATTAAAAGGCAGTGGGAATGCAGACTATGATACTTATAACTCTGGTACATCTAATGGTAACATTAACAGGTCAAATACTTGGTGGAGAAATTGGTCGTCTGAAGACGGACAATCTGTAACTGCTGATGATACAACTGAGAAGTTGGTTGTTGACCCTGTTTCGCCTTATAGCTTAAATCTTTTGCCTGATATGAGGCACTTCTTTAATATGGTAAGTGCTAATCAAGAGTCACCTAATCTTATTTTGTGCGACCAGGATATATTTGAGGCTTATGAGGATGAAGTTGCCGACAAGCAACAGATTGTGAGAACAAGTTTTGACAAAAAAGCAGCTGACCTTGGATTTGAAACTTTGACGTTTAAGGGTGCTACGATGTCTTATTCAGCTAAACTTGCTGATACAAAAAGGATATTTATGCTAAACACTAATCACATTGAGCTAGTGTACAATCCAAACGTCTGGTTTGACATGACTAATTGGAAGGAAACTGCTAATCAGTTAGAAAGGG